CCACCGAGAGTACGATCTGATTCAATTGCTGCTTTTATTGAATAATCTCCTGAACCAGAAAGATATTTATCGAGCTTGTCTTGGCCTGTTCTTTCAGAAAATCTCTGGACAATAACCATTACATCTACATTTGCTTGATCTAAACCGCGAGCATTGTTAAGATCGAATGTAAGATCTAATTGACCAATTATTGCACATGGTGGAACAATTACATCAGGGACTAAATCATAAACTCTAAGTCCATCTATTTCTTGTAAATTGTTTTTTAATCCTTCGCGGACTTTGCTTGGTAGCATTAGTATGCAACTCCACTCAACTTTTTAAGTGGACGAATTAACGCTTCAACATCAGGATCTAATCTAGAAGTTAGTCTTACAGTTCCCATATCAACAGAACCGGCAACTCCAAATGGAGATTGTTTTCTAATAAACAGTCTAGAAGCTTGTAGACGAGCAGCTAAATTGATCTCTGCGGGTACAGCAGACCATCCCCATACTCCTGTAATACGTACAGTTTGCGGATATAAACGAGGAAAAAGATAACGATCTACGGCTAAGATGCGAGTAAATGGCCAACCTCTACGTGGATTATTTATTGGCTCCACCATATAATCTGTTGCAGACCAAACAGTTGTATAACTACGGTTAAAATTATCATCTGTTGCAATTTCACTAATAGAAACAATATCATCTGTATTACAGATCCACCAGTCATTTGGCGTGTAATAACGAATCACAGGAGCCGCAGAAGTTCCATCTTTGTAAAAAAATCTACCTGTATAATCATCAATCATTCTACAAGCAGAAACAATTGCAGCTTCTATAGCTAGATCATCATTGATGTCTTCGATTGCAAGAGCATTCTTTACATCCGATAGGGTGCAATAGGCGTTTGTTAGTGCCATGCGTTATCCTTTTCTCTAATTTAGGCTGCATTGCTCGTTCTAAATCGGGCAAAGCTGTTGCTGTTTGTTTTTTCTTAAATATCTTCATTACTTTGCCGTTCAGTATGATGGCCTTCATGTAACCAGTATCTTTTCTGATGCGGCAATATGGCACCTGTATTGGCATAAATAGGGAAATCAATGGAACAGGAACAGGATATAGGTTTTCATTTGCGTCCCAAGCTGCAAAATAAAGTCCTGCTACAACTGGTCTATCTTTATCATGAGCTGTTTCAATTAACTTATCAAATGCTTGCACACTTAATTGCTCATCAGTGTCTATCATTAGCAACCAATCAGATTTTGTATGATCTAAAAAGGTTGCAACTACACGATTACGTAATTTACTTAATAAACCAGATCCTTCGATTCTTATAAATGGACCTAATCTTGAACTTCTTGCTTGTGCAAGTTGCAGCATTGTATACGCCCAAGCAGCATTAACTGTACCTGGATCACATGCTCCAATTGAAACTGTATGTGCTGATTTCATGCTTTCCCCCGTTTAAAGGTGTAGAGCCGATAAGTCGGGGGAGTCTTACCGGCTCTACACTATTGTTCTAAGCTTTGCTTAGAATGTTGGTGCTACCAAACCTGTGCCTGAGATAATCGAGGCAGCTAGAGGGTAACGACCTGCTGAAAACGCTGCATAGCCATAGACAACAGACTTAATTGTCAATGTGCTTGCACCAGTTGCATCAAAGTTAAGCGCAAATGGTGATCCTGTCTGCTCCCAAAGGTGCATTTCAGGTGCTGCAACGCAATAGATTTTGTCCTGATTTGTTGCTGCGCCGAAAGTTGTTCCAACGCTTGCATCAGTAACAATTGGTAGACCCATCAATGAGTAACCTGAGTTACCGTATGATGAAGCTCCTGCGCCTGCTGCCATTGTGTTTACTGGTCCGCTTGCGTTTGGAACTACCAAAGGACGGTTTTGTGAATCAACTGCAGCCAATAGATAAGCTAGGCGGCGTGGGTGCATGACCCAATGTGTTGGATTCTGAAACGCGTTTGTCTGAATTTGCTGTACTGCATCAGCGAGCTTTGGATACAGAAGTTGAACTGTAGGAGCTGTTGATGTGTAAGTGATTGCATTTCCACCTGAACCATCAAGACCAAGAATTGTGCCAGATGTACCAGCACCATTGATGCATTGATTGTCAAGTGTTGTATGCCATGAACGAATTAGGTCTGCAAGAATGAATGTATCAATTCCTGTACCACGCTCGATTGCTTGGCGAGAGATGTCTTGCTGTCCTGCAATTGTACGCACGTTAATAGTGAGTAGTGTATCATCAGCATCAGTTTCTGAAACAGCAGAGTTTTCTGTTGCTTGAACTGCAGTTGATGTACCTGTTGTCATGCGGCTGATGTTTAATGTCATTCCGCTTGCAGGTAGTACATGCTTGTTTGTTGCAGCATCCAAGAATGGACGACCTGCACGTGCAAGTGGCGCAGCTAGATCTGTAAGGTATTGCGGTACGACCAAGCCTTCAAACGCGGCTGTTCCTACATCGCGACGCTCAATTGCTTCTTCTTTCATGTGACGAGCAAGACGCTCGTTTGCACTGAAATCATTCTTAAATGATGAGTTATATGCATCTTTTACGAATGAAGCATCAGAAGATGGTGAATATGTACGAGGTTCAGAGATGACGCGTGCGCCACCTACTGGAGTTGCAACTGGTGCAACTGCTGCACGAACTTCTGCAGCCTTAGCGTCTGCATCAGCTTGTGTCTTTAGCTTTTCGATTTTTGTATCGAGTGAACGTGACTCTTCTACAAGAGCGTCAACCTTCTCGGTCTCCTCTGCAGTTAGATCTGTACGGTTCTCTGCGGCAACTGCCTCAAGAACTGCGTCCATTTCTGTTTTAACTGCATCACGGCGCTCGATTACTTTGTCAAGGTATGACATTGTATTCTGCTCCTTATGAGTTTAATCGAGGTGGTGGCGATAAGCATCACGGCGCTTCTGTTAACTATTTGCTAACAGAATATTATTTTGTGTTGTTTACTATTGCTTTTGCTAGACGAAGAGATATAGATCTTGGTACAGAAACTTCTTCAATTAAGTCTTTGTCTTCTTCATCTTCCATATAATTAGAATCTTCCATATCATCTCCTGCAACTACTTCTTGATTTCCTAATAATTGAGCCATAAGTTCTATTGACTTCATTACATAGTCGTGTCCTTCACTTAAATCATCAAAAATAGTTTTTAAGACTAATAAAGAATCTCCAGATATTTCTCTGCCTTCTTTTACGGCCTCAATTGCATTTTTTAGATGCTCACGAGCTTCGACTGAAGTTGCTGGATAAGCTGGGTAAGTAACTACTGAAACATCACCATCCGCTAATGACACTTCTGTTAGAATACGCATAGTGCGATCTTCGTTCCACTTTTGTCTAATCACGCGGAAAGCAAAACTCATCTGATCTACATCGCCTCGAGCAATAAGAGCATGTAAGTCTCTTGCTTCTTGAGTATCTGCTAATTCAGCATCAAATCTTAATCCGATGTTATCTTCAGTTAGCGTCATCGTACCATTTTTAGTACGAGCTAATGGAAGTCCTTCATGATTAACTAGTAATCGGACATCAGGTATTTCTGTTAATGTTTTTCTAAATGCACCTTGAGCAATTGTTTCAACGAATGGTAGTGGGACGCTAGGACTATCAAACTTTGCTGCATATCCTGACAAGCGTAGCTTTCCATCGTCATCTGCCCGAGTTTCAACATCTTGCACAGTATATGTGCGTCGTTCGATTTTTTTCATTTTGCTCCTTGAGTCTTTCTCTTCATTCAACACTACTCCACCTCGTATGCTGCTTTAGGATCTGTTGGATCTATTGTTGAAATTGGTTGCAATTGATTTGAAGGCAAACCTGTATGATCCATATCAGGCAAACCAACAGCATCAATTACCGATTTTGGATCAAAACCTACTTGGATTAACTTGGCTGCAATATCAGCACGAAGATTTAGACCAACATCTTTTGCGTCAGCCGCATCAATATTTTGCAATGGAACACGATATTGATCTCCAGATTCTCCAAGAGGTGCAAGATCTTCTACAAAACGGACATCATTTAGACTTAAGAAACCTTCGCGTAGACCTTTTGTATATGCATCATAGCGTTCTAATGTTGTTCCACGTAGCAAAGCATCTAAGTTAAACTTAATAAATCCATCTGATTCAGGTAGTAATGGTGATAGTGCTTGTTCTAATCTTTCAAGTAAAGGTCTTAAAGAGTGTTGTACAAATGATAAGTTTTGGGCTTCAACAGATGCAAATGACATCGCACCAGCAACAGGATGACCAAGTAGTGACACAGGCACACGAAATAGTCTAGCAATTTCTTCTACACCAAATCGGCGTACTTCTAGTAGTTGTGCATCTGCAGCATTTAGAGTTAATGGCTTAAATGTTGCACCGCTAGTTAAAATGCCAAGCTTTCCTGCACGATAAGGTCCAGTGTGAGACATGTTCCAGTTTCTAGCAATATCAGCGGCTTGTTCTTCAGTCATTTCTCCTGGAGATTCAATAACTCCACCAGGATTTGCTGCATTTCCAAAGTAACTTGCTGCATAAACTTCAGCGGCCATAGCAGAACCTAAAGTAATGCGAGCCGCTGCAATTGGGCCAAGTCCCAGTAATTGTCCAGGTAATCTAAACATAGGAATGTGTAACATTTCATTCTTTGTTAGAACCATTGTTTTTACTGATGATGGATCAAATGGTTGTGCATTATCATAAAACTGATTTACAGGATCTTGTGCGTTTTGCCCTATAGTAACTACATATTCAATCTCGCCCATTGGATCAGGACGACGAATACGAACTTGAAGTGGGTTTATGCAGTAAAGTTCCTTAACGTCTCCCATATCATCACGTACAGTTAAAATAAATGCATTGCCATGAAGATTAAGTGAAGAAATTACTTGCTCATAAAACTCTAAACGTGTTGCTTCAGGATTTGGTTTATTTATCCACGCAGGCATTTCACCATAAACTGATGCATAGTTTATTCTAGAACGACCACGACGGACATATGCAGAAAGTGGTAATGAGCTAATAGTGTCACCTAATAGTCTAACGCAAGCATAAACAGTTGACATAC